GATCATCATGTATGAAGAATACTCCGAGGACGGCTATTCTTATGCAGACGGCGACAGGGATATGTCCGAATATTCCTATGCCCGTGGCAGAGGAAGAAACGCAAGGCGTGATAGCATGGGTAGATATTCTCGTGAAGGCGGCTATTCAAACGAAGGCGGCTATTCTAATGCCCGTGGTGGCAGAGGTGGTTATTCTCGCAGGGACTATTCCTACGCCGACGGCGATAAGGAAGAAAAGATCGATATGCTTCGTGGAATGATGAACGAAGTCAATAGCGAAGAAGAACGCAGAGCTATCAATAGCATTATCAGGAGAATGGAGAAAGAGTAATGTTCTCGGAAGCAGAATTATCAAAAGCGATCAGCGAGATTGAAAAGAGTTCTGCTACTTATCAGGACGCAGAAAAGCTCGCAACCTTTTACATACTATACGACCATTTACATAAACCCGAACCGATTAGAGAAGTAACAATAGATAGATATAACGGTTCAGAATTTTATCGGCTTATATCAGGTAAAAACGCCGTTGATGTTTGGAATGTGATAAATGAAGCTATGGAATTAGTAAAGATTGCGCAGCCTGATATATATAATGCCGTTGTCAGCAGACTTATCAAGTTGTGATTAACGGCTAATGTCCTGGGAAGGGAAAAGGGGAATTGAAAAATATTCCCCTTTTTCTATGCTTATGTTATTGACAATTTTCAATAAACGCATATAATATCAGTGTGAAAGGAGGTAAACATGGGCGAAAAAATCATAAAGAACATCAACGATTACATTTCCGCCAATAACATATCGTTGACGAAATTAGCAGAAGCAAGCGGAATCTTATACAACACTCTTTGGGCGATCCTTAACAAGAACAAAGATATAACTGTAAAAGATTATATCGCTATATGCAAGGCACTTAATGAACCCGTAGAGTATTTCATTCCAAAAGAATAGTAAAAAGGTAGGATAAGAAATGAAAAGAGCAGATTTGTATTATGTGGTCGCAGAACCACAGGTGAGGGCAATTTTCGCCCGATTGTTTTGGAATACGGTATTGATCTTATTACCGCCGAGAGAGTTGTTCGAAAGCACATCAACGAAAATGGGTTGCGCTACAAAATAGGCAATAAGAAATATCCCGCTTTTATCAGGATCAGAAGAATTGCTGACACGTTGCCGGACAATTATGTTCTCATTACGAAAGCCGAGGTAGTTAAATGAACGAATACACCCAGGTCAAGAAGATCATCGAGTATTGCGGAAAGTTCACTTGGATAACGCAGAGGGACGCATTAAGGCTTGGCATTTACAGACTTGCAAGCCGAATGTCTGATATGAAGAACGCAGGCTTTGTGATTGATTCAGAGTACATCAAGGTAACGAATGTTGACGGTACGGAGAGCCGTGTCAAGCAATACAGAATCTTGAAATATCCCGACGGCAGAGAATTTTATTCAGAATGGAGTGATTACTACTATGTTAAAAATGTATCGTTGTAAGAATCACGAATCATGGTTGAAGAACCGCAGGAAGTACATCGGGGGTAGTGATGTAGCTTGCATACTTGGTTACAACCCGTGGAAGAACAATGTGCAACTCTACCGTGAGAAGAAGGGAATTGTAGAGCCGGACGATTTATCCGATAACCCCCTCGTACAGTATGGCACACAAGCCGAAGAACACATCAGGGCGTTATTTGCACTCGATCATCAGGAACTAAAAGTCGAGTACGTCCCTAATAACTCTTGGCGAAATACTGACTATCCGTTTGCGGCTGCTTCCCTTGACGGTTGGACGCAAGACGAGAACGGCAGGAAGGGAATACTCGAAATCAAGACTTCGACCATTACCACAAGTCAGCAGGCAAACAAGTGGAAGGATCAGATACCCGATAACTATTTCTGTCAGGTGCTTTTCTATCTCGGTGTTACGGAATGGGAATATGTCGATTTAAGGGCAAATCTCAAATATGTATATCCCGAAAGAGATACCTACACGATTACGAGAGATTATCACCTTGAACGGCATGATTACGAGCAGGACATAGCAACGGTTATGGAAGCAGCAGATAACTTTCATCAGGCATTGAAGAAGGGCGAAGAACCGCCCGTAAGATTGATTTTATAAGAAGGGAGAAAATAAACAAAATGAACTTTGAGCTGAAGATTCAAGCACCAAAAACCAAACCCGTTGTTTGGAACTATGAAGAACTCAAATCAGACCTCACTACCGCTTTGGCAGATTATCAGAGCCGAGTTTACACGGAAGAAACGATTGCCGAAGCAAAAGAGGACAGGGCAAAGTTGAATAAACTGAAAAAGGCTATCAACGATGAACGTATTGCAAGAGAGAAAGAGTATATGCAGCCGTTCAACGAGTTCAAAGCACAGGCGAAAGAACTTTGCGAAATGATCGACACCGCTTCGTCCGGCATAGGCGAACAGTTGGAAGCCTTCGAACAGAAGCGACTTGCCGAAAAGACCTCGCACATTCAGAGCTTATTCAACGATGTTGCAAGCAACTACGATTTGCCGTTCATCACACTTGAAAAGGTTATGAACGATAAGTGGCTTAACAAGTCCACATCGGATAAGGCAATCGTTGAAGAAATCACGGAACGCTTCGAGAAGGCTATCAAAGACCTTGAAGTTATCCGCAAAATGCCGAGTTATTCATTCGAAGCGGAAGAATCTTACAAGACCTGCCTTGACTTGAATACGGCATTGGAAGAAGGCGAGAAGATTGCCGACATTCAGCACAAGAAGAATACCGCTAATGCTGACGGCGAGAAGTACGAAATCTCTTTCAAGTGCAAAATGACGGTCAATCAGGCGAAGGCACTTAAAGAGTTTTGCAAGCAGAACGGTATCGTTATCGAAGAAATTTAATAAAAAAGGAGTAAACACAAATGGCTATCAAAAATTCATTGGCAAAGACCACATCACAGACAAGCAACACTATCACATTCAAGGCTAACGGCGAGGACGTTAAACTTTCCCCTAAAATGATTAAGGACTATCTCGTAGCAGGTAACGGTCAGGTTACGGATCAGGAAGTTGTCATGTTCTTGTCTTTGTGCAAGTTTCAGCACCTTAACCCGTTTTTGAGAGAAGCATACCTGATTAAGTACGGCACAAGTCCGGCAACCGTTGTCGTAGGCAAGGACGTACTTTTGAAAAGAGCTATGCGTTCGGAGAAGTTCGGCGGTTTGTCCGCAGGCGTTATCGTTGTGAACGCTAACGGTGAGATTGAGGAAAGAGAAGGCACTTTCGTTCTCCCCGATGAAACATTAGTCGGTGGGTGGGCGAAGGTAATCATCAAGGGTTACGAAGTGCCGTTCTATTCATCGGTAAGCATGAAGGAGTATTCCACGGGTAAGTCGAATTGGCTTACCAAACCAGGCACGATGATCCGCAAGGTTGCCGTTGCACAGGCATTAAGAGAAGCCTTCCCCGAAGAAATGAGCAACCTTTACGAGCAGGAAGAAATGGGTGCTATCAAGACAGACGAAGGTGCTATCTCCGACATTCATCTTGATACAACGCCCGTAATTGCCCCCACAGAGCCTTCCGTGGTTGCAGACGTAAAAGAACCCGTACAGACCGTTGCAGAGCCTACACAGACCACGCAGGGCGGTCAGGAGAGCATAAACAACATTATGTTCGGAGAACAGGCAGCAGGTTTGATTGGCGAACCCCCTTTTGAGATTTGATAATTGACTTTCGGCTTAACATCGGGTTAAAATGATTATGGTTGTATCGGTGTGCAGAACGGTACACCAGGTACAACCTCTTTTGGAAGATTTACCCCGATAGTATCTGCACACTATCGGGGTTTCTTTTTTTAGGAGTTAGAAATGAAAACTTACAAATGTGGCAGATGTGGAATTGATTATCAACCTAACAAAAGGCTTCCCAAAACAAAATTGAAGTACGGTAGGGACAAAATGAGATTATGCCCTGATTGCCATTGCTCGTATATGTGGTGGTCTGTTAGTGCCGAGATTGAAAAGGAAGATAAACGAAAAGCAGAAAGAGAACTCTTTGTTTCGATTTTTGGAGAGGATAATGGAGATTTCGCTATGCCTGCCGAAGTTACAGACCTTAAATACAGTTATTTAGGAGTTGAACATGAACGGTAAATATTATTGGCTGAAACTGAAAAAAGACTTTTTCAAACGGCACGACATTAAGATTCTCGAAGCTATGCCGGACGGTCATAAGTCTGTTCTTTTTTATCTCAAACTCATGCTCGAATCAATAGACCATGAGGGCGAACTTCGTTTTTCCGAACAAGTGCCTTACTCACCCGAAATGTTAGCGATCATCACCGACACGGGAGAAAATACCGTAAAGGAATCTCTTAAACGTTTACAGGAACTTGGAATGTTGGAGATAACCCAGGACGGAACAATCGTACTTAATCAGGTTAAGACTATGATAGGTTCTGCTGCCGACAACGACAATGCAAGACGGCAAAGACGTTTTAGGGAGAAGAAAAAGGCTGAAAATAACGCAAATGTAACGGATAGTAACGTTACAAATGTTATTAAAGTAACGGATAGTAACGTTACGCCCGTTACGAAAAATAACGAGAGTAAGAGTATAGAGATAGAGATAGATAAAGAGATAGATATAGAAAAGAGAAATGTTAAAGAGAAAAGACAAATTTTTGTCCCACCTACCGTTGAAGAAGTTTCTCAATACTGTGTTGAAAACAAGATTGACGTTGATCCCGATAAGTTCTTTAACTTTTATGAAGCAAAAGGTTGGTATGTTGGGAAAAACAAAATGAAGAATTGGAAAGCCGCCATAAGAACCTGGGAACGTAACGACGCAAGAAGATACGAACCGAAGCAACCGAGTTTATATAGTGGAAACCCATTTGACGGTATCGAGTAAGGAGATTACATGGAACGAAAAGAAATAGTCGAACTATTGAAAATCGTATCTGCTAATTATCCCCACGCAAAGATAAGTGATCCGAAGGCTATGGTATCAGCTTGGGAATTGCTATTAGGCGATTATTCAGCAGAAGCGGTGTATAAGGCGGCAAGGCTGCATATGGAAACTAACAAATACTTTCCTTCGCCTTCCGACATACGAGATAACATCGTCAGGGCAGAAATAGTCTACAAACCGACTATCCCGAACGCTATTGAATCAAAGGCAAACAATAGCGAAGAAATGGAAAAGAATTTAGACCTGTTTTGCCAATGGATAGGCTTCGGGTGCGAGCCGGACGATACAGTTGAATTACCAAAAGGCTTTTTGCCTTATGAAATGTAAAGGAGAAACATTATGCTCAATCAGATCACGTTACAAGGTCGCCTGGCGGCAGATTGCGAAGTGAAGAATACACCTAACGGTGCATTGGCTACTAACTTTGCCGTGGCGGTGCAGAGAAACTTTAAGAACAATCAGGGACAGTACGATACTGATTTCATAGATTGCGTGTCATTCGAGAAAACACCCTTTATCAGTAAGTATTTCCACAAGGGAGATTCAATCATCGTAACAGGCGAGTTGCAGACAAGGATATGGACGGACGATAACGGCAAGAAGCGTAAGTCCTACATCGTGAACGTAGCAAAAGCGTACTTCGGACTTGACGGCAAGGCGAGTAAGCCTACTACCCAGGCAGCACCCACACAATATGTAGAGCCTGCCGAATCGGGCGAACTACCTTTTGAACAATGAGCAGGTACAGAGTACACGCCGTTGCCCTGATAGTGGTTTTCTCCATATTCATCGTAGCCGACACGAAGCCTACGGAAGAAAAGGACAAGATTTGGCTTCGACATTCAGACAATATCAGTTTGTCGGAGATACCGCAGGCAGAGAGAATCGAGCTTCGAACATCAGGCGGTAAGTTTATGCCCTATAAACTCACCTACGAGGATATGGAACTAACATATCTTGGCAGATATTTCATAACGGCATATTGCCCTTCGGAGTGCGGATATAATGGCGAGAATTTCCCTTGCGGTTGGACTACGGCAAGCGGAGAAATCTGTCATAGGGCAGATTACGAGCATAGGTTATCAGAGCCTACAACGGCTGCTATATCACGTTCGGCACATTCCTTCGGTGATGAATTTTACTTGCCGGACTTCGACAGAACCTTCGTGGCAGAAGATACGGGTAGCGGTGTGCGTGGTTATCACTTGGACTTGTTTTACGAGGACTACGAGGGTGAGGAAAGCGTAATGAATTTCCCGACAGGCTATTACGATGTGTATGC